GCTCCCGGGGATTTCCCCCGGGAGACAGCTCGGTCTCTATCTGCATAAGGAGATGATTGTGTCCATTGAAACCTACTTCGTCAACTTCACGACGATCGAAATGCTCTCATTCTTGAGAGACGTCGTCGTCGCGTTGACTGACGAGCAAGATCCGTGGGAGCAATCTATCCTTGAATGTCAGTATGAGGAACTTGTAGAACGCCTCTCCCGTCGAGGGATTAGCGTTAACTACAGGGTTTTCTCAGACTTCGTTCGAGCAGATTCTCTCGCTAACTGGTAACTGGAGTGTCATCGTGCCGCAGAAATATCTTGGAAACTTGAATGCCCTTCGGGCTTACTACTTTCCGGATATGAACGCGGCTCCGGTGTTCACCAGCCAGCAATCCAGACGTGGCGCGTGGTCCCAATCGTCACTCAATACTCCGAAGTTCTATTCTCTTTCCCGTGCTGCGAAGCGGGCGTTGCCTTGGCACGCCTACAGTTACAGTTACGAGAATTGGGATTTTGAACCAGGAGTTGTGAGCGGCAAGAACGGACCCACGTTAACTGCCACGTTCGTCGGTCAGGCTTTTGCAGCGAGCGGCTATACGTATGCACCTTGGTCCACCGGCACGTACAATCGTTGGCCGGATCCGGGAACTAAAGCGAAAGCTTTAGCCTCGGTCCAGTCGAAGATCTCGTCCATGTCGATGAATCTGGCGCAGGCGATAGCCGAACGCAGGCAAACTGTTTCCTTGATCGGAAACACTGTCCGACGGTTAGTTCAGCTCGCCCTGTGGATCAAAAAGGGCGATTTCAAGTCCATCCATGCCCGGTACGGTTTGCCAAAACCGAAGAAGACCAGGTCTGGTGGGTACGTCGTACCCGATTATTACCGTGAGGTAACTCGGGTCGTCGTATACGGTGAGGACGGGCAACCGCTCATCAACAAGAAGGGTCTCCCTAAAAAGAGAGTCTCCGTCATCTATAGGGACCGTAAAAGGCCCGAAGGACGGTGGAGTTTTTCCGACTTGTGGCTTGAATACAGTTACGGTTGGAAGCCGTTACTGTCTGACGTTTATGGTGCCGCGGACGTACTTTCCAAGATCCATCGGAATCGCAAGCCTATCCGGTTTACCGGTATGGCTAGCGGTCTCGTCAAGGTCGAGGATTACTTCGCAGAATGGCCCATAAACGGATCTTACTACCGGTCTTATTTGTCAGCTCTTTATGCTGACAGGGCTCGGTATGTCATCGAGGTTGTCGAAGACTTGGACCCCGTAAAAGGGTTCGCAGAGGTCGGCTTGACCAACCCCCTTAACCTGGCATGGGAGGTCCTCCCGTACAGCTTCGTGTTGGACTGGTTTATCCCTTTGGGAAACTACCTTGAACAACTCGAGTATGCACGTGGGGTCATCTTTAGCCGGGGTGCGGTAAGTTGGCAACGATCTGCCTTAGGCACCGTACGCTCAAAGCTCGATCGAGTAGTACCCGGTTACCTTGCTGGGTCCATTTCTGGACTCAACATTGGCATCGAGTACCGCTATAAGAGCCGCGAGATACTGACGTCTTTCCCTTATCAGGAATTTCCGTCCTTCCAGCCTAAGCTTGGCGTCGAACGAGTGCTTTCGGGCATCTCGCTACTCAACCAGATCCTCACTCGTGGCAAAACCACGGTTCGGATCTAAACCCTCCATAAGGAGTCTCATGGCCTCACAGGTCAACGTCGTCATCAATGACGCTGAAGCGACACCGGTCGCCCACACCTTCCAACCGGAAGGCGCCGGCTGGGACCCCACCATCGGTGGAATCCTGGCCAAATGGGTGGATGTCTCCGCCGCAGCCGCAATCGGGTACTGGAAGCTCTCTTTGAGCTTCAAGCGCCCGACCGGCTCGGAGAAGAACTACCGTGTCATCGCGAAGTCCCTCGTCCCCGTGCTGGAGACTCTCTCCGGCTCGACGCTCGCGGGCATCGTCGCTGCTCCCTCGGTTGCATACATCCTGAGCAAGGAAACGCGGTCCGTCATTCCTGAACGGTCCACGCTCCAAGCTCGGAAGAACTGCAATGCGATCCACAAGGGTTTCCTGGCCAACGTGGCTCACACCGATGCGGTGGAGTCGCTGATCCCGGCAACCTGACGCGACTGGTAAACAGTCGTGATCGTCTCCGTTACTTTTCATAAGGATATGAAATGTTCAAGCTCGAAAAACCCACTCCGTACGTCGAAATTCGCGTTTCGGATGCTAGTCAGCCTCGCGGCTATCGTTCAGCTTCTGGTGTGGTTCCGGACGAATTCTCCCTCTTCACGTTCTTCGTGGAGCAAGGGTGGATTTCGCCTGAACCTGCAGAGCCCGATAACGCTGGCTGGCAGGCGGCCGTTGCGGAGATCGACATCGCGGAATGGGCCATCTACGGCCTGATTCGCGGAGTCAATCGAAACAGTTCACTCGGCTCTTCCAACGAGCGTTCGCCTGCAGGTGATCTTCTCCTCTCTCAACGCCGTCACCTTGCGAAAGGCGACGGTATGGGTTTGGAGACTTTTCCCTTGCTGGCGTCAGCGGTTGTTGTTGGCCGTGTAACTGTGAGGATCGGGTGGGTCCAGGATGAAGGCGACCTCGCCTCCCTGGCTATCGCCGAAGGGCGATATTCACTCTCTGATGTCTCTCCTGTTGACGCAGCCCTTCTCGCGAAGGGTTACGTTTGGCCGGTTAACATCAGGGATGACCACCTTGAGGAGAAGAGCGAACGGGAGGCGGTCTAATGGCCGCCGAGTACACCCTCCGCAAGAAGGGCGTGCGGCAGGCAGTGAAACTGCCTGTTCTATCCCGTGGGCAAGTAGCCGAAGCTGTCGAGCACCTTGCTCGACTTCTTGAAGTGCCTTCTGGTATCTTCAAAGGTCCCCTCACGAAGGGACAGCTTCCTCTTGACTCTATTTCTGACTATCGATGGCAACGGCTTGGCTTCGACTTCTTGTCGAAGTATCCTGGCTTCTCGTGGGGTAACCCCCGAGCTGCTGCGGAAAAAGCCTACTACCAAAGTGAATCAGAATGCGAGCAAACCAACGTCAGGGTTCGCAAGTGTATCTTCCAAGGGTATGAACCCCTTTCTCATATGCCCTACATCCGTAGGGCGCAAGAGATCATCGGAGAGATCTTGGGAACCTTTCGTTGGCAGGACGTTCTCGACTTAGGTCGGTTCGGTCCTGGGGTGACGTCTTCTGTGCGCGGCACAAGGCTTCACGACTCAGTCAAATACGGTTCAAAACCGGATGTGACTCCCGCCTTCGCGAAAACGGCAATGAACCTAATCAGTTACTTGCCTTCCTGGTCCAACTTGATTGTTGGTGTCGATTATCCGGTATGGGTTTCCCCTTTACCGAGTATCGTTCCAGGTAATCGCGTCACGTTCGTTCCGAAGAACGCAAAGACAGATCGTGCAATCGCAGTCGAACCCACTGTAAATATCTGGTTCCAGCTTGGCATTGGGGGGCTTATTCGAAAAAAGCTCCTCAAAGCCGGCTTGGACCTGGATACTCAAGAGGTCAACCAGCGCTTGGCAGCGCTGGGTTCGATTGACGATAGTCTGTCGACCATAGATTTAGAGAGAGCAAGCGATACGCTTTCCTGGCGTGTCGTAATGCTCCTTCTACCGCCGCTATGGTTTGAAGCTCTTGAGCGTTGTCGCTCCCAATTTGGTCAATTCCCTGGGAAGGGTTTTACCCCTTATCAGAAATTCTCCAGTATGGGAAACGGCTTCACTTTTGAGCTTGAGAGCCTGATCTTCTGGGCTCTTTGTACTTCGGTGGCTCAGCTAAACGGTTATAACTCCTTTTGGGTTACAGCTTATGGAGACGACATTGTTGTGCCTTCTGGCATCTACGATGAAGTCACCAGTTTGCTGGCCTTCTTGGGTTTTTCCGTTAACCACGAGAAGTCCTATCGCAGCGGCCCCTTCCGGGAAAGCTGTGGTAAGGATTTTCTTCGTGGGAGCCTAGTTCGACCATGTTTCCTTAAAGAAACACCGAACAATCCCCTCGCCTGGATCAAAATCGCGAACAGTCTGAAAAGGCTGGCCCACATGTGGGCTGACTATCAGGGTCTTGATGCACGGCTTAAGCCTGCCCATGACTTTGCAGTTAGCGTGATCCCCAGGTTCTACAGGTCCTTCAGCATTTCCGATGGTTACGGCGACCTCGCGTTATTGCGAGATATCGACGAATGCCGTCCGATGCGAGCTCCTGGTGGGTGGGATGGTTGGATGACTAACGTCCTCCAACCACGATCTGTTACTTGGGAAAGTAACGATCGAAGTTTAGTCACAGCTGGGGTTGGCAAACCCAGCATGTCGGGCAACCGTTTGCCCTACCGTGACCGAGTCGAACTGACGGTGAGCCCCATGTTCGTGCCGCAATGGCGCAACATGGGCGCTTGGATTTAGTCCTTAGGACTGCATCCTTTTGGGGC